TGCTATCCTTGGTTGCGTAGCCCGAACCTCCTCTCCTAATCCTTATGATTTCGGATTAGGGGACCGTTCGTAAAGAGTGGTGGTATTGACAATTGTTGGTACAACTATCTCACGCTTCTAATTAAGAATAGCCCCAGAGGGGAATCTACGTTAAGTACCAGAGAAAAGTTCGCTATCCCATCTAAGCAATTTTCTTGAATGGAACAATATTTCTAATCCCTTTAGTACAATTTTGTACATATATAAGGCGTTAGTCAAATTGTGCCATAAACCAAGTATCTTTTTTACGCTGCATTGCTGCAGTTTTGAAAATATCCTTAGCAAACTTCGCTACACTTTGGGTAACTTCAAGATTATTTCTATCAAAAATAATCTTATTGGGATCTGGGATCGTAACAACTTCTAAAAGTTGTCTCCAATCTCTTTTCGCAATAATTTTATCAGCTCTTTCACTCACCTTTCCATACTCAGCCATAAGGCTTTGCCATGAAGGGTGATATGAAAGTGCAGGATAGACTTCTTCTTTGAAGCCGGTGTGGTCTACCAAATTCTCCACAAATAAACGATGCCATCTTTCATGCATTCCAACTAGGAATGCTTTAAGAGACTCGTTTCTTGCGATGATTTCACGTGTAACAGTTCTTTCTAATAGCCAATCTAGATATTCTTTTGAATCGGTTGTACCGATCCGTGGGAATGGATGTGATTCCTTATCATTTCTTTGAATTAATTCTAAGATTTGATCTTCGGAACCATATCGTATGTATTTCCATACAGCCGAAAATTCGGCTGTACGATTATACATAGATCTGGCATGTCTAATATTAAGCCCTGTTCTCACATAAAAGTCATAAACAAGACCAGGCACGCTAGAGTAAACTTTAGCTGGCATACCTGAAATGATATGATATATAAGAGGAATTAGTTGGTAGTATTTCCCTTTAGTGGACAATAGTCCTTTAAGTGGTAATGCACTAACTTCTACTCCTTTATGTATCCATCTTTTCGCAAATTCATATGTATCGTTAGATACATGTGTTTTATGCAAAGATATTCCAACACCTAAATCAGTCATGTTTTGAATGTATCTTTCGGAAACAGCTTTATTTGCAATGACAATATCATCTCCTAGTAACATATAATCGTTAAATGGAAGGGTTAAACCCTCACACTTAGCACTATATTGTACAACGAAATGATGTGTTAAAGCAAATATTGCCCAAGAGGAATATGCTCCCATTGGTTGACCAGTTTTGTAATACACAGAACTTTTCTCCCAAGGAACGTAAACTTCTTGTCCAACAAGAACTTCTTTCCATGCCTGAGCCACTGATGTGCTAGATAGTTGACCAAACAGAGCTACTTGTAGTTCTATTGGAAATCTATCAGTTGCAGCGGTTAAATCAATACTATAGTAAGGTCCCTCTTTGTTGATCATAAATGGGTCTTGATCGAAAGTTCTATCCTGTGGTATCATTCTCAATTGAGAAAGTGCCCAGTCATGAACTCCTTTCAAGCTTACTTGTGACCAATAGTCAAAGATACATATTATTCTTGCTTTACCTTCAGGGTCATTAACAATTGACAGTTTCCTTAAGGAAGCTGCTAAATGTGAATTTCCCGATTTGAAGATTTGGC